TCCACCACCTGCTCCTGCAGGGCCTTGAGGACCTTGAATACCTTGAGGACCTTGTGGACCAATTGCACCTTGAGAAGCTAACAATGCCCAGTTAATTGTATCTGTAGCAGGATCTGTAGGAGAAGGTCCTACTGGATTAATACAAAAATATGATGCCCCACCAAAACCTACTGCATCATCAGCTACATAAGTACCTGCTGCTGACCATGCACCTTGCCAGTTTAAACCTGCTGGTCCTACTGGGCCTGGTACACCTTGTGGTCCTATTGGGCCTTGTGCTCCTGGAGGAATTACTGCTGAAACTTGAGTTGCAAAATTCTGTACAGAAATTGCAGCTGTTAAATATGAATCATCTCTGTTACCATCTTTTAATGCAACAGGTAATAAACTTGATGCAGGATCTGCAGAAGTTACTACTCTACGACCTCTAATCCAGCTTATAAAATTTAAAATATCCATGACTTTTTTGTTTTTAAAATAATAATTACATACACTATATCTATAATATAATAAAAATATTTGAGATAAAAAAAAATCCCCAGAAAAAACTGGGGACTATTTAGCTGTGCTAGAAACATGGAAAGAAATACAGGCTATAGTAGTAGGCCGATTGCTAGTGCAAGTGCTAACATAACTGCAATGCAAATATTTGCAATTTTAAAATCATCTTCATTAATTACATACTGCTGAGATATTCTATCAAATACAGGTTTGTATAATATATGTGCTACTGCCCATAACATGGCAATAACGGCAAACATGATTATAATTGCAACTATTTTCATTACTTCATTCTTAATAGTTTCTCAGACATAAGTAAAGCTCTTGTCAAGTCACCTATAGTCTGATCAAATAATAAACTCTTTACTGGAGATCTATTAAGATTATAATTCTCTTTAAGATCTTCAGCTATCTTAGAAAATACTTTTCTAAGTTCAATAATTTCTTCAGACTCATTAATCTCTTCTGAGTCTAAACCAACTAAGATATCCCCAAAGGAATAGATCTTAGTTTCTTTAAAAGCTACTTGCTCACTCATAATCTATCAATTCTTCTTTGTAAATATACTAAAGCTTTTTGTAAGTCTTCTTTTTTAGTAGAAGTTTTTTTACCAGCCCGTGCTAAATACTTAATAACATTACCTAGATAAAAGTCCTCATCTAAACCCCAGGCTTCTAGTACATTAAATACTTCATAAGTATTTCCTGCTCCACCATAATACTTGGGTCTATTATAATCCAATATTCTATCTTCAAAAGGTTTTTCAATAGAATTCAATGTATTATACTTCATGTACATTTTGTTATTGTACAAGTTCTCTGATTCTTCTGTATAGTTTACCATACTATTGCAATGTCTCTTTCAGCAACCATTAACTTCATTCCGTCTTCAAGCTCAACAGCTTCAGATGCTTGTAAGCCAGTAATACCCATATACACTTTATCCCCCACCTTTACTGATTCTACTTCATCCCCTATGGCATAAACTTCTAGTTTAGTCCATGTCTTTCTCATATCCATTTCAAGTGCATGCTTGTCAGATTCACTTAATTCAAATTGAGATTCTTTTACTTCTGGTTTATTTAATAAAACCCTTTTTCCTTTTAGTTGCATTTTATTGGTTTTTAATTTTTCAAATAATTTTCTGGCTTCCAGATTATCTTCTGCAAGTAAAGTAGCCTTTTCCCAAAGTACTTTTTCTTCTGGAGTCACTGACAAATATAAACAAAATATTTATTTACCTTGTCCTCTATATAACTTTTTATATTTTTTGCTTGACTTAAGCTGACTAGTTTTAGTTTTAGCATGTATACCTGGACGGGATACTTTTGTTTTAGTAAGTGTTGTAGTTAGTTCTTTTATTTTTGCCATGATTAAATAATTTAAGTACTATATAATATACTTAATTATTCGTTATCATAAAACATTCTTTCTGAATCTTCTGTGTGCCACTTATCAAATCCTTCACAGTTATAGTAATCTTTGTTAACCAAATAATCTGGTCTTTCAGGGAATGGCTTAGTAACAAAGCTAGGCTCTGACCACTTGATTCTATTGTTCGGTTGAAGAGCTATCTGCCCATTGTCCAATAATATTACATGATGACTCTTATGTTCCAATGGATCTTCAGCTAAAGATATGTCAGTGTTAATATCTCCACTACCCCAGTTTATTGTAGCATAATATTTACCAGGATAAAACTTATGATCCTTCATATACACTTCAACGGGGGTATCATAAAGATATGATAGATGTACTAGTGTAAAGTTATAAGAGAAACAATTCCATATCTGTAAGAAGTGAAAAGGTAGATCTGGATCTGGAGTTTCTGGTTCTGTTAGTAGAGCATGACTTGGTAGTTTATCTCTAAGCACGCCATTCTCTAACAGTACTTGGAACAATGCAGCTTGTCCCGGTAGACATCTCACAGATATAATTACCCCCGGGGTAAATTCTCCATGACCTTTGGTGTGTTGGTACATGTACTCATTCCTAACAAATACCTTGAGAGGAAAAAAGTTGTGTTCAATATATGCCATTATTTTCTTGAGAAGAAGTTTTTCTTAGGTGCTTCCACCTTGGTGGTTTTAAGTTTCTCAATGATCTTGTTTGCTTCTTCTTCAGCAAAGGTAATAGCCTCTTCTTCCTTGTCTTTGATGTTCCAGTTATTTAATAGAATACTCATGTGCATAGTTTCATGCATAACGACTATGGCTTTCTCTGTAAGACTATACTTCTTAAAAGTACCCATGTTCAAAAATAAGAAAGGTTTGTGGGGAGCTTTAGCTGTAAGTTTTTTATCAGCGGGATCATAGTTAGTAAGACCATAGATATAAACTCCATTACCTTTAGTCTTATCTACTTCTTCTGCCTGAGCATCTGCTCTGTTTAAGCCATGCATCTCCGGGACTTTGTAATAGTCAAAAATTTCGGTAGCATTATTACCAACAAGTAAGATATACTTACCCATGTCAAACTTCTTCATATACTAATATACAAATTATTTACCAAACTCTGTATTACCATAAGCATCACATTTCTGGGAGGACTTGCACCCAGTCATAAGATACCCTATAGCAACTCCTATACATAAAGCAAATACATATAGGCAAAATAGTCTCCATTTATCCATAAGACAAATATAATAAAATAACAAAGGCCCGGGCTTTCAACTCCAGACCTTTGTACTACATAATAACCCCTTATTATAGCTTGACAAATATAAAACTAAATTTTAAAATTCCAAACGGGGGTAAAAATATTTTGTACTGGAGGATGTTTGGGACCCCCCGTTCCAGGCCCCCCGGCCACGCCAGCCAGGTGGGTACCCCCCACATCTTACACACAGGGGCCCTTAATGCTAACAGGCGCAAACATTTTTTTGCTAGGGCAAAAAAAGGTTTCTACCTACACACGTCCTCTTCTGGCTAACCCTGAATTTAAAATGATAATATTTATTAACCTTTTAAATTTGCAAATTTATGAAAGCAAAATTTGAGTATACCTTCGTGTCCAAGGACAAAGAAGGTAACCCCATTCTTGGGAAGAATGGTAAGCCTATGTATAAAGCCTATTACTCCCTATCGGGAAGCCCGGCTGAGATACAGGCTTATGTAGACTGGCGCACTTCTAAGCAGTGGCAAGTCAAGTATAAAGATAATGGTGCTATCCTTATGTCAGGACGAGCACCATTAGACACGGATGCTTCCAGCAACCGTCTTTATACTATTAAGTCTGGCGAGCTTAATGGAGTCTTCCAGTACTGGGTGGATCATTCTGACACCCGTAATGGAATTGCCTCCATTAATGCGGCAGACTATTATGGTGATGATGACTTCACTGCTGAGGTCAGACGCCAAGTTGTTTCTGAACTGCGGGGCAGTTCTATCAGCAACCAGGCTATGTCTGCCATTGCAGCAGTTGCGGCATCCGCACCAGCCAATTTAAATGAACCTATTGGTGATACCGAATAAGTTCATCTAAATTAAAAACAAGAGAGAGTTTATGACTCTCTCTTTTTTGTTTTTTTATCCCTCTTTTTTTCTAACCCTAAATTTGGATAGGTTCAACGTGAGGTTGTTGTACCAGGAAGGTTAGTGTATATAGTATTCGTAGTATTCGTAGTAGTAGATTCTTTCAATAATTCTTTATTATTATTTTTTATTCTACTATTATACTTGCTTGCTCTTACGCGTGCGCGTAAATACTTGTAAAACAATTACTTGTGTATGGTTATTTGTAGTATAGTAACACTACCTATACATATATACCTCATTGTTACTATGTATTATTTAGATTTAGTATTTATACTAAATAAAAAATATATATAGCTAACTCCTTATTAGTAACCAATTAAAACAATATATACTTATGAACTCTATAGAAAGAATTACTATTACAGAAGACTATGCTCTACAGCTTAATGTCTCTATTGAGTCTCTTATACTAGAGAAAAAGAAGCAAGGCTTCCGGGAAGTTAATAGATACCAGCATCCAGCAGTGGGTACAGTGGTAGTATTAACTAATGCACCTATGCCTGATTATTCACTTGCACCTTAAACTAATTACCTCATCATATATTTATTTACCCTTTAATTTATTTCACTTATGATTTTCAAAACTATGATTGAACTGTTCCAAGGTAAGTTAACCAAGGTACAATATGTTAAGTACTCTAATGGTAAAACTGTTAAGAGGATACTTGATAAGAATGGTATTCCCGAATTCATTATTAACCTATAAGAGTATGAAGAATTATATACCATACATCTTTGTTGTTCTTTTGTTAGGAACATTCTCCGGGTTACTTATGTCTATGGGTAGCAACATGCTTGCTTCTGTAGGTATGATGTCATTATTCTGGGCAGCTATGCTTGCTCCCGTATTAGTTAGCAAGTAACCATACTATCCTGAGTAGGATATAAAACTGCTCTTATTTTATTTTTCATTAGAGTATTAAAAACAGGATTGCGAAGCATGAAGTAAAGGCCTGTATGGCTGGATGAGTAATGGTTTCACTTATGTGATATAATTCATACCCTGTAATAAACTCAAACACCTAAGCAAGTGTTTAAACTGCTCTTATTTACTCTCATCCAATTGCAGGAATATTACCAAATTATAAGAATTAAGGTGTAACAGTAAGGTTACTGTCTTATAAGGAGATATATATCAAGGTTTGCCGTCTTGTGAGAGTACCAATAATCAGATAGAGAAGAAAGTTCTCACTCAGCAGTATAACTGACTAGTATACACTTATGTCTAGTCAACATAAGAAAAACTGAGAGGTCAGCAGGTGAAAGTCCTGCTTCTGATTAAAAATTATTCACTTAAAAATATAACTATGTACGAATACTGTATAAATAGTGAAATATTATTCTCTACATATGATTTAAGAAGACATATTAGGATAATGAAAGCAAGAATGAACCACCATAAAAGTATTGGTGGTAAAGTAGGTTACTTTAAAAACCAAATCAAGATTGCAGAAGAGAAACTTCTTAAGATACAATAGAAAGGACGTGATATTCGTCGTATACCTGAGCATGTAGACAAACTGCTCTTATTAATGCACCACATCTACTTCCCAAGGGTAGACAGTTGTAACACCATATATACAAATTATGGTTTCTTGACCCAACTTATCAATAGTGGTTAAAGATTAGTGTTACAACTGAGTGCAGAGGGGTAAACAACTTAAAAATCAATTTATTTATTAACTCTCAAAAACAAAACTTATGAGAAATTTATCTACCAAGGGTTTAAGCATGTCCCAAGCACAATCTATTTCTAACTTGTGCAATCAAAATGCTATTGAGATTCAACGTGAGTTGGAATCTTATAACAACTGCAGTAAGACTATTACCATTAGTGGTCAGTCTTATGTGATGCAAGAGGCATCTGTGATTCCTGATAATATTCTTGAGAAACTTAAAATCAAGGGTGATCTCCATGCTTGCCAAGCATTCCTTATGGAAGCTATCAAGGGTAAAGATGCTCAGATAGAGAGAATCCAGAATACGCGTCCTGATTTCTCACATCTTGTGGAGCCTAAGAGACAGTATGCAACTGACTATGATGTTATTCAAGATGTTGAAGAATCATGGGGTTGGTCACAGTTATCTGATGCAGAATACTCAGAGTATTTGCAAGCAGAAGCTATGGCAGCTCACTTGGGTCAATTTATCCATAAGAATGGTAAGTTGTCTAATCTTAGAAAAGAGTTATCTAATATGCCTAGCATTGAATGGTTCAATGTAGAGGATGGTAAGAAAACTCCTGTTAAGATTACTAAGCACCATCATGCTCAGTCTTTAATGCAATTGCATGAAGATGTAGCAGAAGAGCACCGCAAGTATGAACAGCGTGTAAATTATTTCAAAGCTAAGGTTAAGAACTTAGTTAGTGATGAGAATGCACGTATCCAGAAAGAAAATGCAGATAAAGCTGCTATTTTCATGCAGGAAGAGGAAGCTCTTAATAGAGAATATACTCTTGCTATGGATGCATACAAAGGTGAGATGCTTAGACTTACCATGGAATTTAATAGTCAACGAGAGTTGGCTGTTAAAGCTGCTGCAGCATTGAGAATCAATGTTGATCCTAGATTTCAAGATGTAATAAACTTGTTTGTTGCTCCTGAGAAATAGGAACTTACATATAGGTGAGCAAGAGATAGGCACAAGCTGATTCTCTTGCTCTTTATGTTAAGTGACAAGAATTTTTTTATTTGTGATTGATTATCACACAATAATTAATAAAATTAATACAACTAATTTTACCGCTTCTCTTCAAACTTTATAAAAACTGAGATAGAACTCCCACGTTAGACAGGTTATGCATTATATATATGCAATTGGCTAACATTGAGACTTAGTATTTGTATTTGCCTTTGTGTGAAGAGAAGGTCTTTGAATTTGTTTTTGTATTTGATTTTAGCTATATATTCTTGTCACTTGATGACTATTTTATTATCTGATTACAAATTAAAAAAAAATTACACTTATGAACAAAACAATCCCTTTTGGTTATCACTATATAGGTAGCCATACAATCATTAAACTTAATATGAATCTTACACCTGCAGATGCAGATGAAATTAGAAATTTATTTGGTCTTTCTGTTTTTCATGTAGGAAGATATGAATCTATGCTATGTAGAATAGAAGGAATTATTCCATGGAATGGTATGGGAAATGAAAACTTTAGAAACTGGTTTCAAAAACTTGAGATTTATAAAGTAAATGCCAAGATGGAAAAACTTGCTAAAAGAAAAGCAATATTGTTAGATGAAGCACTTAATGCTCACAATCTAATAATTAATTTAAATGATTTACCCTTTTAATATAATAATATGAAAAGAAATAAAAAAATTAAAACATTTTATACTGATAAACAGGTTTGTTTTGATAGTATAAAGGAGAGTTCATACTCTCAGTCTCCACTTAAACCTTATTTGTTGATGGAGAAAATTAAGAATGGGAAATATGCAGATATGTTAGATATAACAGATGCATTTAATCCTATTGAAAAAGAAGACTATTACCTTGCACATACAAAAACCTATGTGGATAATGTATATAATAAAACAGGTAATTATTCTTCTAATAGTTTACCATGGTCCAAAAATCTAGTAGCAAGTTTACCTTATACTACTGGATCATTATATGCAGCTAAAGAACATGCTATTCTAAATCCGGAAGATGTATGTTTTGCACCTGTATCTGGTATGCATCATGCTCAACCTAATAGTGGTTCTGGATTCTGTACATTCTCTGGTCAAGTTGTATCTGCAATTATGATATATAAGAAGTATGGATTATCTGGTGCTTATTTAGATTTAGATGGTCACTTTGGAAATAGTATAGAAGATACAAGAGAGTTTGCTCCATTGTTAAATAAAGCTATTCCAATAGGTTGTAATATAAATCCTGTTGGTAGAGATGCAAATTACACAGGTTCTTTTGAAGAGTCATTAATTAAACTTGAAGAAAAAATATACAATAATGAAATTCATTATGTAGTATTTGCTCATGGTGCTGATAGTCATGCAGATGATGATTTAGGTCATCAATGTCAGACACCATTCTGGTTATTTAATGCTGAGTTATTCTCTAATTGGGTTAATAAAGTATCTGAAAAGATGGGTAAACCATTGCCAGTTATATTAGCCTTATTTGGTGGATACAGAAAAGATGATTATGACATTGTATTAGACTTACATACTAAGTCTTTATTAACATGTAGTAATATGATTTGTGGTAATGATTTTACCGATGATTTAGATATACCTATAAAAAAAACAAAAACTAAACACTTAAATTTTTAATTATGAATACAGTAGAAGTTGCAGAAACAACAAAATTTGGAACAAATTTTATGTCAAAAGAAATAACAGAGTTAACAGCTAATTTGAAAAATCAAATTTATAATAATATTATTTCTGATTTTATTAATTATTCTGATGATGATGTCAAAAATAAAATTAAGATCATTATTAGTGAGGAAATGGAAAGCATTAAGTATGCTTTATTAAGTGAGCATTCTAATGTTGTTATACTTAGGCAGAAATATAAAATTTATGAAAATTTAAAGAAAGAATTATGAAAACAATTGGTATAGTATTATTATGGTTTTTATTTATTGGAGTTATTGCATCTTTTGTTAGTTGTGGTAGCTCTCATCACTGTGATGCTTATGGTCAAACAGAGCAAGTACAGAACAAATCTGTAAGCAAATGATTTACCGAAAACTTAGAAAACTGGAGCAGCAAGAGAGGGATATACAGTCCCTCATCATTGCTGCTTATCAGTCAGGGGCAGATCCTGAAGTAGTTATGATAAGAGTCAGTGACTTGCAACATGATTTAATTGAGCTAGAACATGAAGTTGAACTAGAAAAGACATTTGTAAGACTAAAAGAAAGTCTTGTATTGTTAGCTCTATTCACTATTGTAATGGGTGTTGTTTTATTTATCAAAAAAAATTAATTATGATTCAAAAATTGATTATATTGTTAATTGTCCCTGTGTTTTTATTCTCATTTAGTGATGATACTAAGTATGCAGGACTTACTAAAGAAGAAGTAAAGTTTGTAAAGAACATTGAGAGAATGGAAACAGAACAGCTTTCAAAAGTTTATAAAACTCGTGATGGAAAAGTTATGGTAGAGTTTGGTACTGTTAAGTACTTACTAAACACATCTACCGGATTTGTAGATAACATGTGGATTCTAAGTGATGATGACATTACTTGGGAAGAGATGGGACCAGAATATTAATTATATTTGCGTGCACCTATAATCGCAATGAACAGATGAAAGGTGTTATAGTCTGTTTAATATGGTCCTGTAGCTCAGCTGGATAGAGCAACTGCCTTCTAAGCAGTAGGTCTTTGGTTCGAATCCAAACAGGATCACTAGTATTAACTTAAAAACCAAATTTATGATTAGAAGACCAGAAATAATTATACTTAGTGTTGTTATGTCAGCTTTAATAATAAACTTAGCAATGACACCAGCACAGAAGAAAGCAATTGCTAAAAAGATTGACCCAAAACCTAAGTATATACCAAAGCTAGATTCAACATTTTCTCAAGAAGCCCTTGTAAAATATGTGTATAGTCTTAATGTAAGATTTCCACATATTATTCTTGCACAGGCGCACTTAGAATCAGGCAAGTTTACTTCAGGAATATTTGTAAAGAATAATAATCTATTTGGTATGCGCCAAGCTAGATTAAGACCAACTACAAATAAAGGTTCTAGAAATGGATTTGCAAAGTATGACCATTGGCGTGATTCTGTTATGGATTACATTCTCTACTATGCAGTATATATGCACAAGTTTAAAACTGAAGAAGCATATTATGCATACTTAGACCGGTCATATGCAGATAACCCACATTATTCTAAGTTAATTAGAAAAATAGCTGAAAGCTACAAATAGTCTTAAAGATAGTGTATTCTGTGAATATACTTTTCCAATCCAAATAACAGGGGGTAGCAATATCCCCTTTTATTGTTAGCTATATACTACATTATTTTATTTTTTAGAAGCAATTGTACTTGATTTTATCACGTATTTTTACTACAGAATAAATAATGTTATATCAATTACCTAACGGAAAAGTTGTTCACCTGAGCATTGAAGAATACTTAAGTCTTACAGATTTAGATATACAGTTCTTAATGTCTATAGATTATGGTGAACATATCTTAGACCCTTTTACCGGTTCTGCTGTTGAGAAAAACACCAGAGAAAAATATATTGATACAGACTTTCTTCCACTAGAAGATTATGACCTAAATGATATAGCATCAGATGATTTACCATTTGATGATATCATTGACTTAGAGGGCCCACTGGATAACTAATATTGCTAATCGCGATATGCAATATTAACACTTATCACTTAGCATGAGTAACTAATGATATAGTAAAAACTACACTCAAAACAATCTATTTATTTATTTATTAATTTTTTAAAACTTAGAATTATGAACTCTAAAGTAATCGTAACAGCTGATGCTACAACAAATGCAGTAGTAAATGTATCACAAAATAAACCTGAATGGGGTTATATCCGTGTACAACAAGTAAGAACAATGATTGATGATAATGGTTTCTTGAAAAGAAAATCAGTATCTGCTATTGTTCCAGCTTTGTTAGAAGATTTACAAGCATCAGGTTTCTTTGCTGGTCAGCAATTAGACGGTAAAATTGTAGTTGAAGAATCACTTGAAGCATTCAATGATAAAACACCAGAGCGTGACTTGAAGATTGCAGGAGAAACTGGTATTGTATGTACATTTGGTGGATTACCAATCTACCGTAGAACTAAATATACATTAGATAGTTCTGCAACAGATACTTTAATCAAACATGATAACATTGAAGAATTGCGTGCAGCTTATGCAAATTCTCAACGTGCAAATACTGAAGCATTGAAAAATGCAGCAGCACAAAACTTTGATATCTAAGATATAAGGTTGATAGGTAGAGGAGGGCTGGGAAACTAGCCCTCTTTTATTTTTATGATTTATTAATATGAAAATGTATAAAAATGGAAAAGTTAAAACAGGAAATTAGAAATTATCAGTTGAATGCAGGTAAAACTTACATGCAATATGAATCAGATGGATACTCTCAGTATCAGAATTATCTGTATAAAAGAGCATTGTACGGTTTAAATGCACTGACACAAGAAGAACTTGCTTCTATGTGTAGCAAAAAGAGACAAAGAGTAATCAATGTTTACAAGCGTGCACAGAAAGTGCTTAATGTATTTAAGCAACAAGTAACCAATCAGTATAGTAACTACATCTTTAAAACTCTTTTCCCAAAGAGTCCATGGACTGATGATATGCTTGCATATTCAGAGGTAGATGAGAAGTTTACTAATACTTTAACTTTTAAAGATTTAAATATCTCTAAACAGGATATTATTGGTATCTTTATTACTGAAGGAATTCTTCCTAAAAACTTTTTAAGTTTAAAAGAAGCACCAGTAACATTACCAAGATTAAAGAATGAAGTTAAAAATATGTGATGCCTGTCAAAAAGAGACAGTGATATGGAAGAACCATGGGGGATTTAAATACTGTAAATATTGTTGGAGTTGCCAAAAAGCCATTGATAGTGACAGTGTACAGAAACCAACTGACTATAAAATTCCCCAGGTTTCTTCTAAAAGAAAGAAGAAAGACCTAGAGTACTCAAAACTAAGGAAAAGATTTCTTACAGATTTTAGTCTGTGTCAGATTGCAGTAAAAGGTTGTAGTGTTAATGCCACAGATGTACATCATACATATGCTGGTGCTAACAGAGATGCTTTTTACTTAGTACAATCTACATGGCTTGCAGTCTGTAGAAATTGCCATGATTGGGTACACAGTCACCCAAAGGAGTCAAG